TTCAAGTGTTTTATCCAGTCCTTTATTTTTTGTAGTCATTAATGGGTTGTCCATAATACCAGTTAGTGACACACCCAACAAACGTTCTTCTTCAGTATTCGTTGTCCACACTTTTCGCAGGTATGGAAATTTCGTGTACGTGCTTTGGATCGTCCCAAGTATTGTGGCGAGTCTGACTTTTCTAGCCAAGTCATCCACCGTATCTGTGGCTCGTACCACAACTTCCGTAAGATTACAGAACTGATACGGTCTAAGAATAATTTCACTGCATGGATTAGTTCCAAAGTCGTAGTCCGAATCACGTCTGCCATTTTTTGCAGCCTGTTTTTTAGATGCTTCCCTGTTAAAAATACCACGTTCACCACTCCCTGATTCTACTAGTGCCATCCATTCACGCATGAAGGACAGACTATCTGGTTTCTCTGTATATGCTACGCTGTTATTAGCCAAGGCACGTTGGGGTTCGTTATCCCACCAGTTACCAGACTTAGCGTGACGCATACGATCATCACTGAGGTTAGACAGACTAATCATAGCACTACGTCTGACACCACCTACAACTACTATCTCTCCTACTTTACACATTAGATCGTGACATTCTATTGAGGATAACTTACGCCCCTCTGCTTCTTTAAATAGTTTAACTGCAAAGTTAAATAGATCCACAAGAGGAGCAGGACCAGAGGCTCTACCACCAAATGTTTTGAGTCTCGCACCTGCAGGTCTAACTCTGCTTACATCCCACAATGGAATCTCACCTGCCCAAAGGAGTACCAGTAGTTGTCTGAACGCTTTAGCCCACCCCTCCTTGCTGTCCTTTACCACAATGGTAGTATCACTCTGGAAGAGTTTAGGAATTTCGGGAAGCTTGTTAATGAACTGCCTCTCAACACTGAATCCAACGCCAGTGCCACAGAGAAGAATGAACATAGCCTCATCGAAGGACTTTGGATCATCTACAGGTAAGTAACTGCAGTTGTACCCTGCTGTGTTGTCTCTGTCTAAAGCTATACCTGCTGTCATCATAGCTCTCATGCTAGGCATAACTTCCAGACCTAGTATAGCCTGTTCTATTTCGTTAGCTGTCTCTGTGTCCACGACTGGTCTAACTACATTCTCAACATATCTCCCTACTGTTTCAGGCCAGGACTCTCTGCCCTTACCATCAAAGTACTTGGCGTAGCGTGATGTGTGTATGAATGCTTGGTAATCCGTTGGTAAGTAGTTGTTCATCTATAATCTCCCGATCCTTTTATTTTATCTCTTTTTTCTCTGCTATCTAGCTTTTGCATATTCTTTTTTAAAACGTCTTTTAATTTTATATCTAACACATTTAACAGGGCTACATAATAAAAGAGAACATCACCTGCTTCAAGTGTGACACCCTCTTTGTCCAGTGGTGTCTTGTCTCTTACGTGTTTCTTTATCTTCTCAAAGAACTCACCAGTTTCCCCAATAAAACCCATAGTGTTTTCTAATATTCTTTTGTCACCAGTGGTTACGATCTTATTCTCAACCCACTCTGCATAATCAGACAGGTTGACTTCTTTTGCATCATCAAAAGCCTCAAAGTATCCCATGTCTTCTAAGTCTTGTCGTGTCAGCATTATTTTTCCTTTACATCTATTTCTACTATTTCAACATCATCAATATCATACACTGCATCCGACACGACTTGTTCAAGTCCTATCTTTGCACCGTCTTTATCCGAAGCTATAAAGTTAGCATCAGGATCTAAATTAACTAGCATTGTTATTTCAAACAACACAGGAATCTCCAAGTTATAAGAATTAAATTAAACACGTCAAGATTATTCTTCTAGCCATTCATCAGGAATTATTTTATCTGCGTATTTAAAACCATGACGTTTACACCAGTCACCGTAGCAAGACTTAGCTCCTTTGTATAACTTGGCTTTGCTATTCTGAAATACAAAACGTAAATCTAAGTCTGGGTATTGTTTCTTTATCTCTACATGTTTGCGTCTATCGTTAGATACAAAACGTCCTTTGGTTTCTATGACAATACCATTCTCTAAAATAAAATCAGGTGTGTAGTGACGAGTCCTAATATCTAGCCACTCTATACGCTCTTTTTCATAGGTAAAATTTATACCTTTTTCTTTTAGATATTTGGCTGTCTCGTCCTCAAAACCAGAACGGTACCCTGCTCTGAGTGCTGCTGCGTTAAACTTCTTTTTGCTCATTGTAGGTAAGATCCTCTGGCACGTTTGGTTTCTTAACCACATCTATTAAGTAAGAATCATAATCCTGGCTTCAGGCCAACACTTCTTTTTAAAATCACAGAAGGTACAAGTCTTTGGTAGTTTTGTATTAGGACTTGATTCAGAAACAGGAACAGGTTTGAAAGGACGGTCAGGTATTTTACCCTTAACCATTTTCTTTGCAGTTTTTATTTCTTTTTCTTTTTGTTCTAACTCTTTTGAGAAGTCATAAACATCCAGGCATATTGTTCCGTTGACTTTATCTACAACAAGGAAAGCCCCATGTGTTTTGTTTGTTACAAGAGGATCATCCTTTGCAGCGTAAACATAAGAACTAAGTTGACTGATGTATCCGAAGGGATCATCTTCACGTAAGTTACCCTCTGCAAACTTCTTGAACGAATAGGGAGAGGCAGACTTAACATCGACTGTCATACCATCAATCACTGCATCTCTGTGACCTGCCATACTTCCAATGTACATGCGGTCTTGTTCACCTGTCACCTCATGACCAGAGACTTTGACAATAGACAGAACTAATTCTTCTATCATGTCTCCGTAGAAAAACTTCAGTAAGTCTGCTGCAGACAAAGGCTTTGCAGCCTCAGTATCATTTATCTTGTACCAAAGTTTTCTTTGACAAGGACTTCCTATACTAGAGAAGGATAGATACTTACGAGGTTTCTGTGGTTTACTGAATCTTTGGAATGCTGTCTTGGCAATAGAGTCACCCATCTTTAGACCAACAATGTGATCCCACCCTTTTAATCCAAGGATGGTGTCTTCCATATCTTTAACGAGAGTGTCTATTGTGGGCATTGTATATCCTTTTTTTGTAATAGCCCCCACCTAAAAATGAACGAAAAAGATGGGGGCTTAATCTTCTAGGGTAAAAAGGAACTAAAACCTAGAAGGGTACTGAGTCCTGTGGTTCTTTTTGGGAGGAAGACTTACCACCAGAACTCTTACTGTGATCTGCAAACATTTCAGAAGGTGATTCTTCTGGATTGTAGGTCACATGATCAAGAACTTGAAGACCCATAAGGCGTGTGCCTACGAGACCTTTCTTTGTACGATACACTTCAACTTTGACAATACCTTTGCTTCCGTTACCGATAAGACCTTTATCATCTAGACTCCAAGCCTTACCTGAAATGTCAGCAACGACAGGCTCACCACCCATCCAGTCTTCAGCGCCAGTGTGAGGACGTGAAACAGTGAGTCGAATCCCACCATCTACTTCCTCCATCTTTTTTTGACACCCTGCTTTCTTCAAAGCATCTGCTGTCTTCTTGTCGGTGGTTACAGTAACTTTGTACTCACCGTTAGTATCGGTATTCCACTCTGCTTGATCCCTATTGGACTCAAATACTTTTGCCCATTCGAGTGTACCTTTAATATCAATTTGTGTTGATGGCATATTGCCTCCTTTTCTTTTACTGTTGTTTTATCTAATTGTTTTTACTGTAGTTGTCAATGGGTCTCAGCCCAGTTTTTTCCTATATCATATGATCCTGGAGTAGGTATTTTAAATCCTAATTCCTGACCAGTTTCTAACATGCAATCTGCTTGTATCTGTCCTAACCTTTTGGCTTCCTCCTCTGTTCCTATTACTTCTACTTGGTATTCATCATGGATGAAACCAACCATCTTAAAATTTATCCCTTCCTGTCTAGCTTTGTCGTGCCACTTGAGTAGGCTGTGTTTCATCAAGCAAGCCTCACCATTCTGCAATATCCCTGCCAATGTTTTGTGTGCGTTAGGCACTGGAACTTTACGTCCATCGTACCCAGTAAAGTATCCCTGTTCAGCAATGTAAGGCACGAGTTGATTCTTCAGGTTATACAAACCATCAATGCTCATCTCGAAACGAGTACGTGCCTCCTGTGCTTCCTTCATGTTGACCTTGAGTATCTGACCAGTCTTTGCCACACCTGCACCCAATAACCAAGCGTAGATAAAAGTCTTTGCCATATCCCTTGTTCCATTTGGAACTGCCAAGGCTTTCTTGTTGACGTTGTGTATGTCTGTCTCGTCTTCTTTCTTTCCCTTCATAATAGCTTGTGCATACTGATCTGCTTCAAAGTGTCTCCAGAGATAGTCAGCTAACACACGTAACTGAATACCATCGGCATCTGTACCGACTAGCCAAGAGCCAGAAGGAACTGTCCAACAGGCACGTAGATGCACATCAAATTGTTTCTTGACTTCATCCACTGCTGACTTAGGTTCACCATGAAACGGAGAAGATATGTTAGCAGTGTTAGGATCTTTGTGAGCACAGCGTCCAGTCCATGCTCCAATGTTATTTATCCTACCATGAATACGTAAATCGTCACCACACTGCCCTAGCCACTCAACCAGTGAGCTTCTGCGTCCTTCAAGTGTCAACCACTGGGCTAGAGCTTTCGCTCCTGTAGGTGCTGTCTCAGGCAGTGTACTAAGGTTTGCCTCTGATACAGTAAATCCGTATCTGTCTAGGTCTTTCTTCTTTTGATTATAGAAATCCTCGTCCATAGCAATCACTGACTTGCCATATGGATCACCTATCTTCTTTCGAGAAAAGTTTATAGCAGTCTTAGTTTTATCTACTGGTTTCCATCCTGCATCCCACAGAACATCTATCCTGTCCTTTGCAGATCCTGGCTTGAACTCTATCCAATCAAAACAAACTAGGTCATCATCTTCTACAGTTGTCATGGCATACTTTTGTTTAGCCTTTGTAACTGTAGCCATCTCACCACCATCTTTCTTGAGTCGATACTTGATACGATTAACCTCAGTAAGTTTGGGTGGAAAGTCTACCTGAAACTGCTCTTCCAGTGTACCCATTTTTGTCTTGACTGAGTTGAGAAGAAACTCTGCCTTTGGTTTATCAAAGAAGAAACCGTAGTGTTGTGTACGGACTAGCTCTATCTGTACATCATGCTCTGTCCTTAAAGACTTACGCCAATCAGGACTCCAAATAATATCATTGAAATGACTGAACAAAGATTCTGTAACCTCGATGTCCTGATACCAGTAGTCAACCATTTCGATACTGAATTTATCAAACTCATGAAAGTCTCCTTTATGTTTGTTTAACCTGATACCCCAAGCCTGTAGGCTGTGAGGAAACTTAGCACCCTTGGGTGTTTCGATATCGTAGTTCACCAACCTACTAATCAGGAGAGTGTCTACAATCTTTTTTGGATCTATTAATCTGGGTTGAAGGAGTTTGTTTATCATAGGTGCATCAAACTGTACGAAGTTGTGACCAATAATCATGTCTGCTGATTCGTACCACTTGATAGCTTCACGCCTAGCGACATCATCCTCGTGACAGTTATCAAACCTAGAAATCTCACCAGTGGTAATATCCTTACCACCACAGATCCAAAGTTTATCGCTGTCGTTAAGACCGTTTGTTTCTATATCGCTGACAACAACCTTCATACGTTGAACACCACCTCTTCAAGAACAGTTGTCTCAGGATCGTAAAACACTGACCCTGCATTACCTAACTTGGCAAAAGGTCTGTTCTTATCAACAATAAAATGGGTTGTGTTTCTCTCCACATCATCCTCTGACTCAGTATCTCTGTTGAGTTTTATACAGACGATAGCTTCCTCTTCAAGGGATGCTGCATACTTGGTGCGTCCATCATCATTAACCTGTGATATAAATACAACACCTATATTTAATTCTTTGGCAAGCTGCGCCATTCGTGAACCAAGGGTTGTCAACGTGCTAGTTGCTGCATCAACACCAGAATTTGACAGGTAGGCTAGACGTTGAACGTGATCTATAAAGATATATTCTGCACCATAGACTGTGGCTGCAAGTCTAACGTAGTCCAGGAGTTGCATTGGATCATCGTGACTACGCATCTCAAAGATAACTGTGTTCTCACCACCTGCCATCTTCTGTGCTGCTTTGATTACTTGATCCTCACTGAATCCTGTGGTGACTGCATCCTCTTTGGTTCTGACATTCCATCCTAGTTCGTAGGTTGCCATAGCCCTGTAGGTTGTAGACTTCATCTCTTCCATGTGTAGCAGTGCAAGCTTTGTGTTCTGCTTGAGAAGTCCTACTTCAAAGTATCTGACTAGCTCAGTCTTACCCTGGCCTCTAAGTGCTTTGATAAATGTGAGTCCACCCTTCACTAATCCTCTGATCTTATCATCAATACCTGTATGTCCTGTCGGCACATACTCGTAAGGATTCTCAGTAGTGATAGCTTTCTCTACTTCTAAGTCTCCTACAAAAAAGTTGTCTGGTGCAAATCTCTGTGGCTTGAGTGCCGCCCACTTGAGATCTGATTCATCCCCCTCCATCAGGAACTCATTGGCATCCTTGTGTTTAGACATAGGTACATAATAAAACTTCTCAGGCATAATGCTGTAGAGTTTTTGTGCTGCACCCTGACCTGCCGCATCTAATTCACCTGCATAAACCACCATCTCGAAAGCGTTAAGGTAGTCAAAGTTATCCTTGATAAACTTCTCTGACAGGGCTGCACTTGGCAGTGACTTTACTGGATAGGATTTACCTAAGACCTGATACAAACTTGCTGCATCAAACTCACCCTCAGTAATGTAAATACGTTTACTAGATCCTGCATTGAAGTCAGGGCCAAAGAGTTCTGTCAGTGACCCACGCTCTTTTGTCCAAAACTTCTTCTCGTGGTAGCCACGATATTTAACATTATCCTTGTACTTGAAAGCGTAGCGTACTGGCTCACCACCTTCACCTATCTGTAACTGAATGTTGTAGAGTTTAGCTACGTCTTCATCTAGTCCTCTGATACCTTCGTATCTGCCTGAGATTACCTTGACGTTACGTAAGTCTATCTTGGGTGGTGGTGGTGGATATGTTGCTTCTGCCCAGTCAAACTTCTTTGCTGAGTTTGGGTATCCCCTGTTACAGGAGTGGCACTTTCCTACCTTAGTAACTAAGTTGTAGCTGAATGCATCTGAACTGGCACAATCCTCGAAAGGACATGGTTGATGTGTAATCTCATTGCTGCTGTTCACTGCTGCTGTCATTCTGTTGTTCCTTTTCTTTCGCTCTTTGTCGTTCTTCTTTAGTCATTGGCCTTATCTCTTTCGAGATACCCTTCCTCCTGTCAATGTGCCATTCTTTTGCTTCATCCATATCTTTACCACATCGGGTTCATTAAGTCAAACTTGGTGTACCAGTCAGCCCCTTCCAAGGCTAACCACATCAGCACAGGCAACCCTAGGATTAAAAATGAACAGATAATAAATGCCCATCCCAGTCCTTTTGTTGTGCAGTACTGCTCAGTCGTATTATTAATGTAGTTTTTCGCCACTCTCTTCTTCCCTTGGGTAGTATACTAAAACATATGTATCACAGTTAGGACAGGTTAGGTTAGTCACTATGCTGTACTCCCCAAAGAGGGAAGTTTGATCCTTATCAATGTCGTGATCACCACCCCAAGTTAAATCGTGTCCACAATGCCAACAGTCCATCTGTAATCCTTTCTTGCTTTGGATGGAAATGTATCCTGGTTCCACCCATTCCTCACTTGCTCTGCTGCCCAGGCGTAGCTGATACCCCAGTATCTAGCTGCTTCTGCCATGTTACGAAATTGTTTTCCATAAAGTCTACAGATCCTTTTTGTTTGTGTCTGAGTAGGCTCATACTTGATACGAACATGACAAGGTAATTCTTTTGGTTGCATCATTCATTCCCTAAGTTTCTAGGTGCATATACCTCACCGTTGTACTGGCTACCTGTCTCAGTGTCAGTTCCAAAGTTACACCATGCCAGTATAACTAGAATTGCCATGAGCCAGTAGAAGGATGTCTTCATCCACTTGATAAACCCTTCAAAAGTTTTCTTTGCTTCTATCTCTGCTGCTTCACTTGGTGTCATTGTTGTACCTCTACTTCTAGACAAGCCACTGTCTCTGACTTGTGTGTTATCATCTTGGCTGCTTTGCTTAGTTCAATCTGACACTCTTCCAGTGTAGCATAGTTACCCAACTGGTAGTACTCAACATTCTGTGTGCTGAACAACTGCATCCATATTAATATATACATCATGCTATTCACTCTCCAGACTTTTTAACTTTTGAGATAGGTCACTGTTCTTTACCAACATACTGACTGTTATCTTTGCTAGTTCCTCTTGAGAATATCTACTGCATAAATTTTTAACCAAATCTTCTCTACTAATATTCACTACATTCTTTTCTTTTAAAACATCGGATACCATAGTTCACCTCTATCTCTGTACTCTTCAACCTCTTTCAACAAGATCTTTAACTTGTCTGCTTTGTATTGTTCACCATCCCACTCAAGGTCATCAATGTCTCTTTGCAGATCCTTGATGTAAGATTCAATAGCTACTACCTTTTCATCTTCATACTTTAAATGTCTCATCAGTGATATGTCCTTAAATCTTTTTCCTCCATCCAAGCCTTGAACTGTTGAGAGGTAAGTCCTTTTTCTTTCATGAACCATTGAAGGTCAACAACAGCATCAAGTAGTGTGTTGTTTTGTTCAATAATTAATTCAACAATATCTTTATCTCTTTTTTTAAGTCTATCCAGAAGATTATTAATTTCTTCAACAGACAAAAACATCACCTCCTCTAGATCATTTTCATCATTATCCATACTGTAAGTCCCTTTCTTTTAGTTATACCTATAGTATTATATCTATATAAGAATAATAAATATTAGTATACTTTAGGTATAACCTTTAGTTATTAGTTGGCAACTGTTGTTTTCATTTCAAGTAGGTCAAGTTGTCTCACCACCACAGAAGAAACAGAAAACCTAACCAAGCTACGTTGACGAGTATGGCTACTACTTCATATGTCTCTAACATCTTTGTGTCCAGGCTTTGTTACCCAAGTTGTTTTCTTCTACCCAAGTAATGAACAGTCCTACTTCACGCCCATAGGCTTCGATCTCTGAGGGTTTATCCCAGTATGGTATGTTGTCCTCACTGTTCTGTGTTAGCTCTCCACACTCGTACTGTTTAACGTGTACCAGTTCGTGAGCCAGTGTCGTAAGCATAGTTTTGAGCCTCGCAGATCTGTCTAAGTCTATCCGATACTCACCCTCTTCCATCTGGATGCATCCACCTAGACTTTGACGCTGCCCTCGAAAGCATACCTCTATGTACGGATCTATGTCGAACTTCTTCTTAAAGAACATAATCATACTTATGGCATATTTCTGTTGGCTCTTTGTGCCACCATCAATTATGATCCATTTATCGTAGCTCATTATATGCTCTCTCCACTTCTTCAGCAGTGATAGGTATTAGGTCAGCATCACTGTCCTTTATCTCAACCCAGTCATAAATGCTCTCGACTGATGGATGATCCTGATCGTAATCATCGTAAAGTCTGGGCTTCCAGTATCCGTTATTCTTTTCTCTCTTTATCATGTAGTCAGCAGTATTGTAGCAATGCTCAAGGCTACAGTTTATAAACATCACTGACTGGTTCTTGTAGTTAAATATTCTGGTGTTCATAGTTTTACTCCTAACTTAATTAAATCAAGTACTATTCTGTCTATCATATCATACACATCATCCCAATCCCAATACTGGTAGGTATCCAGTGCACACTCAGTAAACCATTCTTCTAGGTAGTCCTCATCAAAGTCTCTCCAGTTGTCAGGTAAGTACTGAGTCAGAAAATGCCCTGACAA